TATTAGCTTTTGTTCTTCCCCTTTACCTTTACGTCCTGCTCCTTCTCTTTTTCCTCCGTGTTCCATTTTGAAATAATTTGATTAATCAAGTGTTAATATATAATAGAAATTACTCGTATTCGTTTGGTAGCATTAGTCTTATGCCTAAGTCAGTCATTGCCCACATTCTTATTTGGTCTGCATATATCTCAAAGGCTTTGCTATCCATTCTAGCTGTAGACTTAACTGTTTGTATTGCTACTGTTCTATCGTTTAGTTCTATACTATTCCATTCACTTGAGAACTTTAATTTTAAGAGGTCGTGAATTTCGTCTGGGTAGTAGCCTAGTTCATTAGATAGTGTTTGAACGATACAACTCCAATAATAGTTATTCTGCATATTGCTCCTTGTGTTTCTTTGTTTCTTTACATCTACTAAATAGTCATTGCCTAATTCCTTTAAATAGTTTATCAGAGTTTGCTTATCTTTATCACACTTTATCACGAACTTCATTAATCAAAGGATTCATTGATTCCTCTTTCGCCTATTAGCTTTTCTTTTGCTCCTGCCCATAAGTTATCTCTATTCTTACTAAGGCTAGGTTCTGTTCTTTGTAGTGTTGGTATTCCTTCTGTTGGTATGCTATCCATATAAAGACCACATTCGCACTCAGCTTCCTTTGCTTCCCAGTTACCATTTCTATGAACTATTGTAACCTTAGATAGTTCTTTAGTCTTTCCACATTCACAAGTGTATAATGTCATCTCTTTAATTTATCAAGTTCAAACTCTAAATGATTTATAGCTTTCTGTATGCACTCAATAGGACTATCGTGTTTCCTATCTGCTCTTAGTAGATAAGTTACTGCCGTTCCCACATTGTAAGACAGTTCAAAGTCCTCTATAACTTTACGAGCTTCAATCTTGTATCGTCTTCCTATATAGTAAACTGGTATTCTATTGCCTTTCATTTATCCTATCATTTTCTAGTCCTCCTGTTCGTGTAACTACTTTATCCATTTTCCAAAGTAACTTTTCTTTAGTCCTTCTTTTTATTCTGCCTTCTATTATAGTCATAAGAATAACTATGAAAAAGAAAATTGAAGTTAAGATTCCAAGTATTGTAAATATTATCATTTTGTTAAAAGTTTTAAAAGTTGGCTGCTAGTATAAATTCTATCTTCACCATCATAGTTTTCATAAATGCAGGTAAAGTTGTCGTCCTTCCAAGTCCACAAAGCTCTGACATTCTTTTTGATATTGTCTTTCAATATCCACTTAATTGTTTTGTATGTTCTTTCTACGGCCATATTACTATTATGTTTTTGTTCATATTTATTGTTTTATATTTTTTAATATATGTGATATTACATCTACTGTCCAACCATTACCTATCATCTTAAACCTTTGAGTATCACTTACCCCACTTGTGTAATTATCGGGGACTGTCTGCAACCTTTCACATTCAATAGGTGTTAATTTTCTGAAACCATCTACTTCTTTTATTACAGGATAATGCTGACTTTGCATTCCTTTATAATGCCTTGCAACTATGGGAGCACATTTTTCAACCTCAACACCCTTACATTTATATCCTGCTTTACCTGCTCTTTTTAAATTTTCAAGGTTTAATCTATTTAATACTGTTTCAGAATAATAGTATTTTTTATCAACACCTTCTTCAAGTATATCAGCAAATTTTACATCATTTCCAATAATTTCAGTCTGTGAAATGTTTGTCCAATAATATCTGTTTCTATGCTGTGCCGATAATAATTTAGAATTTATATGCAATGGCTCAACACCTAATAATTCGCTTATGCTATTCCTAACATCATTACTCATACTGCCAACATTTTCAAGCATAAAGTATTTAGGTTTGGTTTCTTTAAGTAACCTAACGAACTCAAAAAATAACTTACTTCTTTCATCTTCAAAATTTAACTTATTACCTGAAATAGAAAACCCCTGACAAGGAGAACCACCTATTAATAAATCAATCTTTTTATCTCCGAAATAATCCCCTTTTATTTTTGTTACATCTCCTATATGTATAGTGTTTGGGTAGTTCATTTGTGCTACTTTGATAGCATATTTATCTATCTCAGAAGCATAGTAACTATCATACTCAATTCCTAATTTGTTAAGAGCAATTTGTCCGCAAGACATTCCATCAAATAAACTTAATACATTCATTTCTTTATTATTTTTAGTTGTATTGGGGAGGTAACCACACCCCCCCTCTACTACTCAGTTCTGAAAAATTAAAAGCTTTTAGGTCTTACCCTTTATTGATTAATTGATTCCTGAGTATTCTTTATATATCTTTTTTATTCCATCAAAGCAAGCTGCTATACAACTTCCACAATTAGTTCCTGTTGAGTAGTTCGTATTGTATAAAGTGTTGTATATCTCAATCATAGATTTTTTTGCTCTTTGATCTTTAGCTCTCCCTGTTTTTAAGTCAGGCCATAAAGCAATTATCTCAGCTATTATTTCTTCAGGTATATCTTCTCTTACTTCTACTTCTGTTGTCTTTTGCCAAAAACCCTTTGGACAAGATTGACTACTAATTGATGACTTCACTTTCATAAAACATAGACAAATTTTGCATTGTCCTAATAGACTTGAATAGTAAACGCATCCTTTACAGATAGCCATCCTATCTTCATATATATCTTTAGGTACAAAGAACTTATTCATTTAGTTTATATTTTAATTGTACTCTTACTTTGTCTATCGTTGTGAACAGGCTGTTTCTACTTATTCCTGTCTTACTTGCTAAACTGTCAAGCGTGTTGCCTTCATAGTAGTAAAGTTCAAAGACTTTCTTATCATACCAAGTAAAGCCATCTAAAGCTACGTCTATCTTTTCAAGACTAGTCCATACATAGTCGTCAGATAATTCGTTAGGCAAATTGTAAAGATGTTTATTTACATATTGATTAGTTATATCCATATCATTATAAGTAACCTTGCTTGTAAAACTGTCTATATGGTCATAATACTTTTTGTACTTATAATAGTAATTACTTCTAGGACTTGTTAATGCTCGTCTTAATGCAACTGCTCCGTATCTTGTTACACCATCTATTCCATCTTTGTCGTATATAGCTTTGAGTGTTTCTTGATTCATACTTAGAAAGTAAAGCATTAGTTCCTGTACTGATTCATTGACTTCATTTTCATCAGTCGTAAGTCCAAAAGCCATAGTCCTAAACTTATCTGATAGCTTTGATATTTCTTCGTAAATATCAGTCATTAATTGGCTCTATCTTATCAATCTTATCTACTGTGTTCTGTGTTAATTCATCAAGAACTAAACGATATGCTTTTACAACTGCTGAATTTCCTTTTGTTTCTACTCCTGCAAAGAAACCATTAGTTGCTACTGCTAAGTTAATTGGTATTATCATTAACCAATCCCAATAATTTTCTTCCTTTGTTCCTGCTCCGTAATTATTATGATATTCTATTATAATTTCTAAAACTTCTAAATAATTATTGTATCTACTTTTTGTACTAACTTCTTTTGCAAACTCTTTACACATTGAAATATAAGTTGCTATAATTACTCTATGTTCATTATTTGCGTAGATGGGCTCTATCATACGCCAAAGATAATCAATTTGTTACTCTATTCCTTTTTCTTCTTTTAAGTTTTCAACACGGTCTTTGTAATAACTTATCTGTTCTTCATATTCTATCCTTGAAACTTTATGAATGGTTCTAGCTAAGCACTCTAATTCTTCTGCTGTACCTTCTCCATACTTAGCATCTAAATTAATACCGAACTTAAACTGCTCGCCTTGTGAAAACATATTACATTTTATGCATTGATTTTGACAATTTTCTTCATCAAATCTTGTAGCCATATGCTTACGGCTTTGAAAGTGTCCGTTCTGCATTCCGTCCTTATATCCTCTGACTACTCCACAAGTAAAGCATTGAACCATTCCGTATTCGTTAGCATCTCTAATTCTTATGTAAAGACTGAACCACTTATCTAACTCTTTTTTTAGTTTACTAATTGTTTTCATAGCCTAAGTCTTTTCTCCATTTATCTTGCAATATTCCCTTCCTTAGATTATACTTCTCCCCTCTGTATTTAGGTTCTTCTTCCTGAAGCTTTGCCCTTGCTCTTTTAATGCTTGGAGCTGATGTTAATTTACTACAAGCATAAACAATTAAGAACT